GGATTAAAAGGAGAAAAGGTGATATTGGTGATGATGGATGTAAAGGGAGAAAAAGGTGATATTGGTGATGATGGATTAAAAGGAGAAAAAGGAGATCTTGGTGAAAAGGGTGACAAAGGTGGTATTGGTAATGATGGATTAAAAGGTGATAAAGGTGATATTGGAGATAAAGGCGAAAAAGGAGACATCGGAGATGCTGGACCAAAGGGTGATGAAGGAAATATTGGAGATAAAGGAGAAAAGGGTAATTTAGGAGATGCTGGATTAAAGGGTGATAAAGGGGATATTGGAGATAAAGGAGAAAAGGGTAATTTAGGAGATGCTGGATTAAAGGGTGATAAAGGGGATATTGGAGATAAAGGAGAAAAGGGTAATCTTGGAGAAAAGGGTGAAAAAGGTGATTTAGGAGATAAGGGTGAAAAAGGGGATCTTGGAGAGAAAGGTAATATTGGAGATACTGGATTAAAGGGTGATAAAGGTGACATTGGAGATGCTGGATTAAAGGGAGACAAAGGTGATCTTGGAGATGCTGGATTAAAGGGAGATAAAGGTGATATTGGAAATGACGGATTAAAGGGTGAAAAAGGTGATCTCGGAAATGATGGATTAAAAGGAGAAAAAGGAGATCTTGGAAATGATGGATTAAAGGGTGATAAAGGTGAAAAGGGTGAAAAGGGTGAAAAGGGTGAAAAGGGTGATATAGGAGAGAAAGGTGAAAAAGGTGACTTGGGAGAGAAAGGTGAAAAAGGTGACTTAGGAGAGAAAGGTGAAAAAGGTGACTTAGGAGAGAAAGGTGAAAAAGGTGACTTAGGAGAGAAAGGTGAAAAAGGTGATTCAGGAGAGAAAGGTGAAAAAGGTGATTCAGGAGAGAAAGGTGAAAAAGGTGATCTTGGAGAGAAAGGAGAAAAGGGTGATCTTGGAGAGAAAGGTGAAAAAGGAGATGTTGGTGATAAGGGAGAAAAAGGTGAAACTGGCGACAAGGGTGAAAAGGGTGAAACTGGCGATAAGGGTGAAAAGGGTGATCTTGGAGATAAAGGCGAAAAGGGTGAAACTGGCGACAAGGGTGAAAAGGGTGATCTTGGAGAGAAAGGAGAAAAAGGTGATCTTGGAGAGAAAGGAGAAAAAGGTGATATTGGAGATAAAGGTGAAAAAGGAGAAACTGGCGATAAAGGTGAAAAAGGAGAAACTGGCGATAAAGGTGAAAAAGGAGAAACTGGCGATAAAGGTGAAAAAGGAGATGTTGGTGATAAGGGCGAAAAAGGAGAAACTGGTGATAAGGGAGAAAAAGGAGAAACTGGTGATAAGGGAGAAAAAGGTGATATTGGAGATAAAGGTGAAACTGCAACATGTGAAATAGTAAACACTGATGGCGAAACAAGAGTAAGTGCTTGTAATACAGGTATTGTAAAAATAGAAGCTTCAAATTACGAAATGACCACAGAACCAAATGGTTCATCTGATATTGGACCTGATCCATTTGATCCTTCCAATACTAGTGGTTTGAATATGAAATATTTTGGTTTATCCGGAGGTATATTTAGAGAGGGTAATTTTACAGCTGATGATTTATCAGTACTTGGAACATATTCAACGGCTATGGGATATCATACAAGAGCAACAGCAAGTGGATCAATTGTATATGGATTAAATTCAAGTGGTCAAATTTTATCCGCAGCTAATGGTTCATTAGTTGGTGGTATTACAAACAATGGAGGAAATATACAATCGACATCAGGTTCTGATGGATCGATGGTATATGGTTTATCAACAAGCGGATCTTTTATTCAAGCAAATGGTATTGGTTCTTGTGCTAATGGTAAAACCGAAAATGGTTCGAGTATTATAACTGGTATTTCAGCAGATGGTTCAAAATCAAGCGGATATGCTGATAATAGTGGTATAATTTTTACCGGAAGCGGAGCATATGCTTCACAATCAATGGGATTTTCAAATAATAATAGTGTTATATCTGTGGGTGATGCTTCATATGGATCTCAAGTTATTGGATATGCAAATAATAGTGGTTCAATTACCATGGGAAATATATCTTTGACTTCTAATATTATTGCTACATCTACTGATTCTTCGATAATATCTATTAGTGATAGATGTAGTGGTTCTTCAATTAATGGGTATTGTTCAAGTGGTTCGTCAATAACAATGCGCGCAGGATCAAATTCAAGTCAAATACATGCTAGTTCTGAAAATGGATCTACCATAATTACTTCTTCAGGCTTTACTGGTTCATCCATAATTGGTCGAGCAAATAATGGAGGTATAATAAATGTTAGTGGTGGTACACCAAATGCAATACAAGTTATTGGACATGCAAATAATGGAGGTAGTGTAAATATTAGTTCTACACATAATGGTTCACAAGTTTTAGGATTTGCAAATTCAAGTGGTCAAATAAGTGTAATAGGCGCATTAAATGGATCAATGGTTGCAGCAAATTCTACTTCCACTAGTGGAGTTAGAATAAGCGCATGTACTGGATCTTTAATTGGTGCATCAGCAATAACTGGAGGATTTTTTAGACCTGGTCAATGCCAAGGAAGTTTGATGGTTGGTCAAGCTTCTTCCAGTGGAGTCATTGGTACAGCTTTTAATATTGGTTCCAGTATTATAGGTTATGCAAATCGCGGAAGTACGATAGCTCTAAATCAAAATACAAACGGTTGTAGTATTATGGGAACTGCTGATGTTAATTCTACGATTACATCAGATGCATTAGGTGCAAGCGCTATTAGAATAATGGGATATGCAAACAATAATTCGTCTATATTTCTCAATTCACTTGTTGCGGCTGGTGGAACCGAATTATTCGGATTCGCAAACAATAGTGGTGTAATACAAGCAAGATTTGGTTGTTATGGTGCAATCGCAAGAGGTTATGCTGATAATAACTCTTCTATAATAGTAGAAGGTCCAGGCTCTATTGTTTTTGGAAGTTCAACTAGTGGTTCGGTAATATCTTCTAATCAAGGTTGTGATGGATCTTTAATAGGTGGATACAGTAGTAATAGTGGTATAATTGCTAGTGGTATAAGTTCGATTAGTTCTCATGTGTATGGATCAGCAGTGTCAAATAGTATATTGGGTACTGGTTCTGGAGCAATCGCATCAACTGTATTTGGTTATGCATTAAATAATTCTAGTATTTCAACTGGATTTAATTCTCATGGATCTTTTTCAAGAGGTTATGCATCAAATTCGGGCACAATTTTAACAGGCAGTGGAGCAACGGGATCTCTGGCTATGGGAAATTCTAATAATTCTCAAATATTTACAGGTATTAATGCAAATGGTTCAAGTGCTCAAGGAAATGCTGATAATTCTACAATATTCACAGGATCAAGTGCATTTGGATCAAGAGTAATGGGAAGTGCTTCAACAAGTGGTAGTATATCATCTGGACCAAATGCTATTGGATCAGAAGCAGTTGGATATTCTCTTGGTGGTATAATTTCAACCGGTAGCGGCGCTTATGGATCGAAAGCAATGGGTTTTGCATCAAATAGTGGTTCTATTACTACTGGTAGTAATGCATTTGGTTCACTAGTTATGGGTAGTTCAAGTGGTTCAACAATTTCAACAGGTATAAATTCTATTGGATCGGTAATTCGCGGAAATGCTATTGGTAATGGTTCAATGACAACAGGTAGTGGATCTTTTGGAACATCTATTTTAGGATTTGTAAGTAGTTCAGGTAGATTATTAATTAGTGATGCTGCATATGGTTCTCATATTAGTGGATATGCCAGTACAAGTAGTATTGCACAAATATTAAATGGTACATATGGATCTCATATATCTGGATACACTCTAAGTGGCGGAATAATGAGTATCGGCAGCGATTCTTCAAATGGATCTGAGGTTATGGGTGATTGTAATGGTGCAACAATGTCAATTGGTAATAGTAGTCCTGGATGTAAATGTTTTGGAAATGTTATTGGTGGATCTACAATGTCACTCGGTGTTGGATCAAGAGGATCTATATGTAGTGGTTATGTAACTGCCAATGGTCAAATGACAATTGGTAACTCTACATTAGGGTGTGCGATAAGTGGTGCATCATCTAATGCGACAATATCAATACCTTCTACCACACAAGGTTCTCATATCTTTGGAGCAGCAACAAATAATGGAATAATAACTTTGTCTGGTAATGGAACTTTTGTAGCTGGTATTAGTAGTGCTAGTGGAGAAATTCATCGAGCTTTATCTAATGGATCATTTGCATTTGGAAGAAATAATAAATCCGATGCAGAATACAGTGGTTCAATAGGAATTAATTCATTGGCATATATGCCAGGATCATTTGCACATGCAAGTTTTTCAAGTTCTGGTAATCCTCTACAATCAGGATCTTCACAAAATACTAAAGTCATGGGTAGAAATTTAAGTGGTTTGATAGTACTTTCAAATAATTTACCAGCTACGTTACCTCTTGTTGGATTCGCAAATGTTAATGCTAGAATTATTGGTTCATCTGGCACATCAGTAACATCTTGTTTCCAAGTTTCAAACATTGCTGGAACGTATGCAGTATCAATACCAACATCGCCATCAGGAGGTATTAGTTGTTTTGTTAATCCTGCAGGAGTTACTCCTACACCAACATTTGTTCCGACAGCTTTATCAACAAGTGGATTCACTATAACTATTAATAATAATAGTGGTGGTCAGAGATATAGTTGTTATTATGATATTGTTAATATTTCGTCTTAAATGTAAAAATAAATTATTATTTTATTTTGTTGTTAATGTTAATAAATTTATTTATATTTATGAATAAATTTATTGTTGCGAAATATTTTATTAAATATATTAGCTAATATATATTATTATGTCACGATCACAAAATAATATTATTAATTATGTCGATAATAGAATTAATCGATTATACGATAGAATAAACTCGGAAAGATTTTCCGCAATTATACCCGGACCAAGAGGTATAAAAGGTGAAAATGGTAAAATTGGATTAAAAGGTGATAAAGGATTAAAAGGTGATAAAGGAGATCTTGGAAATAACGGATTAAAAGGTAATAAAGGAGATTCTGGAAATGATGGTGATAAAGGTAATTTTGGAGAAAAAGGTGATAAAGGAGATCTTGGAAATGATGGATTAAAAGGTGATAAAGGAGAAACTGGAACACAAATATTATCTGGTTCAGGTATTCCAAGTGATTCGCTTGGAACAATTGGTGATTATTATTTAGATAATGATACTGGTATTTTGTATAAAAAAATACCAAATATTAACACTATTTTTTATAATAATATTATAGCGCTTGATAATTTTATAGTATTTAATAATTCAGGAATATGGGTTGCACAAACTAATATTAATGGTGAAAAAGGACAAAAGGGTGAACAAGGTGAACCTATTAAAGGTGACATTGGAAATAAAGGAGTTAAGGGTAATCAAGGTGAATCTATTAAAGGTGATAAAGGAGATAAAGGATTTGAAGGAGACAAAGGATTAAAAGGTAATCGGGGAAATAAGGGTAATCAAGGTGAATCTATTAAAGGAGATATTGGAGATAAGGGATTAAAAGGAGATTTAGGAGAATCTATTAAAGGCGATTCCGGAGAAAAAGGATTAAAGGGAGATTTAGGTGAATTCATCAAAGGTGATTCCGGAGATAAGGGATTAAAAGGAGATTTAGGAGAATCTATTAAAGGCGATTCCGGAGAAAAAGGATTAAAGGGAGATTTAGGTGAATCCATTAAAGGTGATTCCGGAGAAAAAGGATTAAAGGGAGATTTAGGTGAATCCATTAAAGGTGATTCCGGAGAAAAAGGATTAAAAGGAGATTTAGGAGAATCTATTAAAGGAGATTCCGGAGAAAAAGGATTAAAGGGAGATCAAGGAGAATCTATTAAAGGCGATTCCGGAGAAAAAGGATTAAAGGGAGATCAAGGAGAATCTATTAAAGGCGATTCCGGAGAAAAAGGATTAAAAGGAGATTTAGGAGAATCTATTAAAGGAGATTCCGGAGAAAAAGGATTAAAGGGTGACATTGGTGAATCCATTAAAGGTGATTCTGGAGATAAAGGATTAAAAGGAGATTTAGGAGAATCTATTAAAGGAGATTCCGGAGAAAAAGGATTAAAGGGTGACATTGGTGAATCCATTAAAGGTGATTCTGGAGATAAAGGATTAAAAGGAGATTTAGGAGAATCTATTAAAGGTGATATTGGAACAAAAGGAGAAAAGGGAGATGATGGTGAATCCATTAAAGGTAATTATGGAGAAAAAGGATTAAAGGGAGATGATGGTGAATCCATTAAAGGTGATTCCGGAGAAAAAGGATTAAAAGGAGATGATGGTGAATCCATTAAAGGAGATATTGGAACAAAGGGAGAAAAGGGAGATCAAGGAGAATCTATTAAAGGTGATATCGGTGAAAAAGGATTAAAGGGAGATGATGGTGAATCCATTAAAGGAGATATTGGAACAAAGGGAGAAAAAGGAGATGATGGTGAATCCATTAAAGGTGATTTCGGAGAAAAAGGATTAAAAGGAGATGATGGTGAATCCATTAAAGGAGATATTGGAACAAAGGGAGAAAAGGGAGATTTAGGAGAATCTATTAAAGGAGATTCTGGAGAAAAAGGATTAAAGGGTGATATTGGAGAATCTGTTAAAGGTGATTCCGGAGAAAAAGGATTAAAGGGTGATATTGGTGAATCTATTAAAGGTGATATTGGAGATAAGGGATTAAAAGGAGATGAAGGTGAAAAAGGATTAAAAGGAGATCAAGGAGAATCTATTAAAGGTGATTCTGGAGAAAAAGGATTAAAAGGAGATCAAGGAGAATCTATTAAAGGTGATTCTGGAGATAAGGGAGAAAAGGGAGATGATGGTGAAAAAGGATTAAAAGGAGATCAAGGAGAATCCATTAAAGGTGATTCTGGAGAAAAAGGATTAAAAGGAGATCAAGGTGAATCCATTAAAGGTGATTCTGGAGAAAAAGGATTAAAAGGAGATCAAGGTGAATCTATTAAAGGTGATATTGGAACAAAGGGAGAAAAGGGAGATGATGGTGAATCTATTAAAGGAGATGAAGGTGAAAAAGGATTAAAAGGAGATCAAGGAGAATCTATTAAAGGAGAAAAGGGAGATAATGGTGAATCTATTAAAGGAGATGAAGGTGAAAAAGGATTAAAGGGTGATATTGGAGAATCTATTAAAGGTGATATTGGAGATAAGGGATTAAAAGGAGATCAAGGAGAATCCATTAAAGGTGATTCTGGAGAAAAAGGATTAAAAGGAGATCAAGGAGAATCTATTAAAGGAGATATTGGAACAAAGGGAGAAAAGGGAGATGATGGTGAATCTATTAAGGGTGATATTGGAGATAAGGGATTAAAAGGAGATTTAGGAGAATCCATTAAAGGTGATTCCGGAGAAAAAGGATTAAAAGGAGATGATGGTGAATCCATTAAAGGAGATATTGGAACAAAGGGAGAAAAGGGAGATCAAGGAGAATCTATTAAAGGTGATATCGGTGAAAAAGGATTAAAGGGAGATGATGGTGAATCTATTAAGGGTGATATTGGAACAAAGGGAGAAAAAGGAGATGATGGTGAATCCATTAAAGGTGATTTCGGAGAAAAAGGATTAAAAGGAGATTTAGGAGAATCCATTAAAGGTGATTCTGGAGAAAAAGGATTAAAGGGTGACATTGGCGAATCCATTAAAGGTGATAAGGGTGATCAAGGAGAATCTATTAAAGGTGATATTGGGGAAAAAGGATTAAAAGGAGATGAAGGTGAAAAAGGATCTAAAGGTGATCAAGGATTAAAAGGAGATGCTGGATCTTTTACTGCAACATCATGGACTCCAACACTTAGTAATATATATGTTTCTCCAAATGCATCACTTGCAGTTGGAGCGGCTTATTACACGCAACTTGGTAATGTTATTACTGCAAGTGCAGTATATAATGTTACTATTACTCCTGATAGTGCAGGAAATAGTATTGTTGTATTTACTACTACAGTACCTGTTACACCAATTACACCATTTAACATAAAACAAGGTATATTTTCAATATCTGGAAGTATTTTTAAAAATGTATCAACAGGTAGTCTAAAATTTAATATTTCTCCGAACGATGTTAATTATTTTACATTAAATGTATACGCTACTTCTACTGGAATAGATTTTGGTACACCTGGTAATACATATTATCTAAATGTTTTAATGCAATATACTGTATTATAATTATATCACTATGTATATTTAATATATGGATCAGGCTCGAAAGATTATGTTAGGTAAATATAAATTGCGCGCAAAATAAAATTATTATTTTATTGCTAAAATAATAATTTTATTCAAAAAATTATTTAATTTTCCCAAATATTAAAACATATATTTTATCCATTCATTGGCACATTCTTCCCAAGATATTATTGTTGGTGATTTTATTAAAATATTTCTTAACTGTTCTTGCAAATCATTATTATGCATAAATTCAATAATATTATAAGCGATTTGACGATTAAAATCCGAAATATTTGGTAACCATTTAATATGTATTCCATCACGATATTTAAATATATTTATATCACTAATAATAGGTATACATCCCGCAACAAGACTTTCTCTAATTGAAATACAATCAATTTCTCCCAAGCTATCAGTATAATAAAAATGGAAAGTGGACATATGTTTTTCTCGATTAATAATTTCGACTGATTGTCTACCGTGATCCATAACTCCGGGTTGTGATAATAATAATTTCATTTCTTCTTTAAAATCATTATTTTCTACCAAATCCATTCCATAATAAACATGTAATTCTGCTCTTGGTTCCAATTCATATATGTATGGCCATATATTTTTTAATATACGATTTAATCCACGAGTATAACAACTGCAATAACACATTCTGAATGGATTTCTTGATATATCTAATGGTTTATTAAAATCATCAATTCTAATACCATTAGGTATTATTATTTTATCGGAAATATTTATTCCTGAAAATTGATCAAATAGTTCGGCATGAAATTCACTTTTTATCATACAATAATTAATTTTATTTTTATTTTTTGTTAATAAATCATAATGTTCTGGTATATTATCGTGTACATCTACTAATAATTTATCCGCTAATAAATTATATTCAATTAATGGGAAACATCCATGTAAACGCCACAGTATTAATACACGATATTGATTCCAAAATTTAAATTTAGTATAATCAATATAATCAACATTTTGATATTGACCCGTCCAAGATAAATTACCATAAACTGCAACACGATAACCTAATTTTGCCCACTTTATAGTTAAATATTTTACAGCTTGTTCAGAACCACCAAGATTATTTTGATGTGGAGACCAAATTGGAGACAAACCCAAATAATATACAATATCATATTCAGATTTTATTGGTTTCGTCAGTTCTGAAAAAATATTTTTGTAATCTTGATATATTTCTTGATTCATAATGAAATCATTAATAGTCATATTTTTATCGGTTATATATTTTTGTCCAGGAGATAATATATGATTTATATATATAATGTGTTTTTTATCATAAGTATTAATATTATGGCTAAATTGTAATACTGTTTTTTTTGGATCTAATTGTATGATATTATTTTCAAAATTATTGGTAAAACTATTTTCTTCTGCATGTTTTACTGTTTCATCATAACAATGATTATCAAGATATTCTCGCCAATAAGCCATACAATTATTGGTTGTATGATTTGTCCCAAAACCATTAAATTGATAAAATTTATTATAATGAATATCAAAAAAATACATTTTATCACATCCAGCCATTAGACTAGTTTTATCTTGTAATTTTTCGACAGCATGAGAAATTCTTTCTGGAGGATAATAATCGTCATCGTCCATACAAACAACAATATCTCCAGATACTAACATAGATGTTTCATTGCGCCATCCACCAATGTTATCACGATTTGATTTATAATATATAATTTTTGGTAATGTATTATCTTTTTGAAATTCCTGAATCAATTCAAATAAATCATTTTCAGTTTTATAATATCCCACAAAACTTGTATCCACTATAATCCATTCTTTGACATTTTGATAATCTTGACGTTTAATACATTTCGCCAAAATTTTTAAAAAATTTATTCTATTATAGTGACTGACAGTAACTATGGAAACTGATAACATTATATATATGCTACATACTTTGTTAAATGTGTTATTAACACAATATTTCAAATTGTTATATGTGACAAAGTTACATATCATAAACTTGTGAATAAAAATAATATTAATCAAAAATACAAGAATAAATATATATAAATTTATAAAATAATTTGTAGTGTGATAGTATATATGCAAAACATAAACTATACAAATCCAATTATTGGTAAAATAACTGATGCTAATCCAAATACATTTATAATATTTTTTGTGCAAGAGTGTCCATATTGTCAAAAAGCATTACAATTATTAAGAAGTAGTGGTGTTGCATACAAAGGATATGATATTAATTCTATAAATGGAAATATGCCAAGATTACTAGATACTTTAAATCAATATTCATATCTAACTAATTTTAATTCAAGTCATGTTACTAAACCAATAATTTTTATAAATGGTAAATTTATAGGAGGATCAACTGAACTTGCACGGTATTTAAATAATCAATTTGCATATTGATATAATAAAAATTAATAAGTTATATATTTTTATTAAAAAATAACAAAAATATATAATAAATTACAATTATTTTGTTATAATTATGAGACTATATATTTATATTTTTATTAAATATATATATATATGTCATCCGGATATAGCTGTAACGATGCAAATATTAAAAAATATATAGATGATCATTTTAATAATTTACATCAAAAAATTTTTTCCCAAAGATTCATATATAATATTCCAGGAGCAAAGGGTAATAAAGGTGAATCAGGTTCAAAAATTATTACAGATTCGGGAATTCCATGTAATTCATTGGGAAAAAATAATGATTTATATTTAGATGTATTGACAAAAAATATATATTTTAAAAAAGATAATATTTGGTTTTTAAAAACAAATATACAAGGAATAAAAGGAGAAAGAGGTTGTTATGGTTACAGAGGAATAAAAGGTGATAAGGGAAATAAGGGTGATATTGGTAATAAAGGTGATAAAGGTGATAAAGGTGATAAAGGTAATATTGGCAATGATGGTAATAAAGGTAATAAGGGTGATAGGGGTGAACGTGGAACAATAATATTGGTTGGTAATGGTCCTCCTGCGGAAAATATTGGAAATATAGGTGATTATTATATTGATATTATTAATTTAGATTTATATTTAAAAATACCCCAAAGTGCAGGTATATTTTTGCAAAAACAATTTATATTACAAAATGAAAATGGTGTGTGGATATTTTTAACTACTTTAGAAGGAGAAAAAGGTGATAAAGGATATAAAGGAGATAAGGGACAAAAAGGAGACCTTGGAAATGATGGTGTAAAAGGTGATAAAGGTGAGAAAGCAGAAAAGGGACAAAAAGGAGACCTTGGAAATGATGGCACAAAGGGTGATAAAGGAGAATCTGGAAGTGCTGTTTTTAAGGGTGATAAAGGTGATAAAGGAGAATCCGGAAGTGCTGTTTTTAAGGGTGATAAAGGAGAGAAAGGAGAAAAGGGTGATAAAGGACATAAGGGAGATTTTGGAAATGATGGTATAAAAGGTGATAAAGGAGAATCTGGTAGTGCTGTTTTTAAGGGTGATAAAGGAGAGAAAGGAGATAAGGGACAAAAAGGAGACCTTGGAAATGATGGCATAAAAGGTGATAAAGGAGAATCTGGTAGTGCTGTTCTCAAGGGTGATAAAGGAGAGAAAGGAGATAAAGGACAAAAAGGAGACCTTGGAAATGATGGTATAAAAGGTGATAAAGGAGAATCTGGTAGTGCTGTTTTCAAAGGTGATAAAGGAGAGAAAGGAGATAAAGGACAAAAAGGAGACCTTGGAAATGATGGCATAAAAGGTGATAAAGGAGAATCCGGAAGTGCTGTTTTTAAGGGTGATAAAGGAGAATCCGGAAGTGCTGTTTTCAAGGGTGATAAAGGAGATAAGGGACAAAAAGGAGACCTTGGAAATGATGGTATTAAAGGTGATAAAGGAGAATCTGGTAGTGCTGTTTTTAAGGGTGATAAAGGAGAGAAAGGAGATAAGGGACAAAAAGGAGACCTTGGAAATGATGGATTAAAAGGTGATAAAGGAGAATCTGGTAGTGCTGTTTTTAAGGGTGATAAAGGAGAGAAAGGAGATAAGGGACAAAAAGGAGACCTTGGAAATGATGGATTAAAAGGTGATAAAGGAGAATCTGGTAGTGCTGTTTTCAAAGGTGATAAAGGAGAGAAAGGTGATAAGGGACAAAAAGGAGACCTTGGAAATGATGGCATAAAAGGTGATAAAGGAGAATCTGGAAGTGCTGTTTTTAAGGGTGATAAAGGAGAGAAAGGAGATAAGGGACAAAAAGGAGACCTTGGAAATGATGGTATTAAGACAAAGGATATGATATTAATTCTATAAATGGAAATATGCCAAGAT